AATCAAATCCACCAAATTGCAAATTAGCATCTACGACAGATCCATTTACAATAATTGGTTTAACTTGTGCATTTTTTCCAGTTTTTATTGTAAAATTGGGTTTTCTTTCAAAATTTTTGATTGTAGAACCATATTTTGTGCCTTCTTCATAAAGATAAGCATCTATAATTTCACCTTTTGCAACTGGTGTAGTTACGAGAGTTTTAACCTGAGTAGTTGTTCCAATTCCAGCAGAAGTGAATTCAACATTAACTGTAATATCAGGATATTTAAATTGTTGAAATCCGGTTCCAGAAGTGTCAATATTTACATAATTTTCTTGCTCAAAGTTGGTGAAATTAGTTCCACCAACTCCAGCATCGCATAATCTAAAACTATTTGAATTTAAAGGTAAAACATAATACTGATTTGTTGTTGTTAATCCAGAAATTATTTGTGGTTGAGTCGATCCAATTCCAGAAACTGCACTATATTCTACAATTTCTCCCTTTAAAAACCCATGATTTTCAAAATTGATAGTATCATTTGATGTAGTGATTCCTGATGGTTTTACTAATAATTTTCTATTAGTTACTTTTCCACCATCAATTACATTAATTTTTGTTATAGTATTTTTTAATTCTCCAGTTAAGAACTTATGTGTTCCTGATAAACTAGTGTCTGCAAATCCAACTACATTAGTATTGTTCAAATAATCATCGAAAGATTCAAATAACTGAATAGTTGAATTATTATCTACTTTTGCATAATATGTTGAATTATCAACTAGAGATGATAATCCTATTCCAATACTGATATTTGAATTTCCATTATTTCTATAAATTATTTCCTGACCATTTGATAAATTATGATCTTCAAGAAAAGTTAGTTGATTGGTGGTAACATCTATTCCACCATTTTCAGTAGTAGATCTACCATCAAATAAAATTTCTCTTCTTCTCTTAACAATAACGGGATCAAAACTTCCACCAGTAATATTTCCACCAGTAACTTTTATTGCCGATCCAGTATCAATATCAAAATTTTGCTCATCGATAAAAATCTTTTCGATAGTTCCAGAAATAACAGGTTGAACTAAGGCATTAGTTCCAAGACCAGAAGATACAGATGGTTGCACTTTTGGTGGGTTAATTAGATCATATCCACTACCACCAAACAAAACCTTGAGATTTTTTAATGGTCCATAATAAATTTTATCAGTAGTTTTATAATTATTAATTTCAACTCCATTAACTAAAATTCCTACAGATCCAGGAACTGTCTCTTCTTTTGTTCCGTTTTTAATATTTGGTTGGGATAATGGGAATTTTTTAAAAATCTTATCGGGGTTTATTATTGAAGACCTTTGAGAATATAAAGTAAATGTTTGTTCGCCTAGTCCAGAAACTGGAATGTCAAACTCTAACGCATCAGAATCATTATCAATAAATGTTAATGCAGAAAATAATTTTATACTCTTTGGATTTGATAAAACTTTTACATAATAAAATCCTACTTCTAATCCGGTCAATGCAGTTGATCCGGATGCTGGGGAATAATATATTTTATCACCAGAGATAAATGGAACATCATTATCAAAAGTTATTGTAGTATAATTTCCAGTCGAAGAATTTCTATCAAGTAAATTTCCTGTAGATGAAGTTAAAGTTGATTTTTTTACGTTTGCTGTTACTTGATAATCAAAGAAATTTGTATTTCCCGTATATGATGGTAAAGAATTTGAAGCAATGTATAAATTTTCTTGATCTACGTATACATTTTGAACGTCAGAAACAAATGTATTATTTCCATATTGAAAAGGAACAAGTGTACTACTTGCTTTTTTAATTCTTCTTCTCAAAGAGTATGTTCTATTACTTTGTGGAGTAAAATTAAAATTGGATAAGAAAATTTGTTTTGTTGATGAACTTATTACAGAATCTACATATGGAATATTTGTAATACCAGTTGGATATACTACAGTGTTAGATCCTAATTCTAAGATTTCTACTTCATCACCTTTTTTTAATTGTGATCTATCAACAAAAGATTTTAATATTACAAAAGATCCAGATATACTTTCAATATCTATTGTACAACTTGTATTGTAAATCCAAGTATTAGCAATAATTTCTTTATATGTTTTATTTGATTCGGGATTAGATATTTTATCCCCTATACTTTTTACAGTTAATATTTGATTCTCTTTAGCTATAACATTATCAGACTGTTGTACAAAATCAGACAATACACCCGTCAGTCTAAACTCTACTTTTTTGGACAGGTCTCCATTTTCATATCCATAATAAGTATCATCAATCAAATATAAATTTTCGGTTTTACTAACGCTCTTTTCTATACCAGAACAACCTAAAAATTGATTAACACTCTTGTCAACATAAGTTACTGTATTATCTCCTACTTTTAGTGTTCCGGACGTACTAAAACCAATTGTAGAATCTACAGTTATTACTTGTCCCCCAATTGCAACGTTATCAATTGATTTTGTATTTGGGGTAACCTTGAACAATCCATTTATTGAAGAATCTTCACCAAATCCAACAAAAATAGATAGTTTGAAATATTGATTTCCTTTCCTAGTAAAAGATTCTACGGATGCTATAGATGCATTTGTGCCAGAATCTCCAGTTTTATAAATTGTTTGTCCAACTAACTTAGTAGGATCTCCAGAAAAAACTTCTGCTACAGCAGTTTTTCTTCTAATGTAATTTGCGTCTGATGGTTTTAATAAGTACTCTTCTAAATTTATTACTTCAGAATTCTCTCCAAAAAGAACATTAAATAAAATTCTAAATGAATCTTCTGTACCTTTAGAACTATAGAATGATCTTGCTAACTTAATGAAATTACCAACATCAACTTTATCATCAAATTGTCTTTCTTCAAATCCAGGAGCAAAAGTAAATTTTAATTTGGAATAAAATTCTTTTAGAAATAAAGAACTTAAATTTTCTATCTTTGCAGAAGAATCATGAGAAGATGCAGACGTTTGAGAAAACAGTAACTCTTCTTGATTTAAATCTTGATGATATTTGCTTATACCACTAAACCCACGAACACATCCAGTAAAACTAGTTGTGGTGCTTCCAGTATACGTGATTATTTCATCATCAATTTTTAATAAACCATAACTATTTGGAAATCCTTTTGTACTTGATACATTGATTGTAGTATCATCGGAATCTATCGATGATGACAATACTGCACTATCAACAATAACTTCTGGTTTTAAATTATCAAGTTTTAGATATTGATCTAAATTTTCTGCAATATCTACAGGTCCACCTTGAAATTCCTGAGAAATATAATATTGCTTTAAAAATTCTGATGTTTTTGGACTTTCATCCAAAACAAATTCTGGTAATTGACTATCAATTATATCTTGAATCTTAATTCTAGATTCAAATCCAGTTTCTATCATTTTACTCTCTAATTAAAGTACCATTTGAATAGCTAGATGTATAGAAATCTCTGACAAATACTGTGCCCGATATTTCATCACCAGAAGATATAACATCCTTTACCATATTTATTTTACTTTTTGAAACATCAAAATTCAAATAAAGATCTCTCAATCCAACAATATCATTTGACTCTGGAAATGCTTGAATTTCTATTATATTATTTGGTTTTACTGTTGATGTAATATTAATAGTTCCTATGTTAATTTCACCTTTTATATAATCAACTGTTCCGACTCCTTTAGTAACAATTCTTACATTGTCATCACTAGAATCTTTTACAACTGATAATATGCCAGTTTTACCATCTGGATTCGGAGTATCTGTAAAATATACTACACCAGATTCTCCTGCTATAGTAAACCCTGTAGACTTTATATTCTTACCTTCAGACTTCACATGGAATTGATTTCCAAAACAAAGTTCATATTGAACTTGTTGATTTAGTAATGCAACTAAGTTTCTTCTTATGATTACTTTGGTTATATTAGAAGTTATTGAAGAGTCTGTATCATCAATTGTTTTTAAAATTTTACTGTACTTAAATCTCCCACCAAATTTATTTACATCAGATTTTTCAGAATAATTTGTTAGTGACGTGGACACTTTTGTTTTTAACGAATCTGCAGAACTAATTTTAGAATCGTCATAGTAAACAAAAGTATCTAACTCAATATACAAAATTTTTAAATCTATAATTTTTTGATTAATTCCAGATATTGAATATTTTTTTAAATCAGATAAAATTAAAGACTTGTTAAAATCAGAAACAAAAAAACCATTTTTTGGTTTTATTGATATTTCAACTACCCCAAATTGAGGAGGATCTAACTCTTCTCCACCAATAACAGAGACTGATTCTGTATCCGAATATATTGTTTTGATTATAGATTCATAGTCTCTAGATGTTACTGCTCTATTTTGTGCAGCGTATATAGAGGGTGCATATTTTTTAATAGAAGATATGGATTCTATTTCTGCACCATTTTGAGATTTGGTATTTGTAGTTGTTGAAAATGGGTTTGGTGTAAGAACATTACCAAGATCATCGGTCAATACACCCGAAAATCCAAAAATTGATACATCATTGCCATCTTTTCCATTTGTTACAAGATAATTTACAGTTATAATTTCTCCTTCTTGTAACTTTCTACCAATAAGGCCATCCCCAAACAAAATTTCATATTTTTCATCTTGAATCTCCTGTAAGAAATAAACCAAAGAATCTTTGTTTATTTCTTTGAGAGTATTTGACTGAAAATATTCGTTACCATCACCCGTTTCATTTTCTTTTTTTATATAAACTTTGATAGTAGATGTATCAATAAATGGATTATCCAATGTAAATCTTTGATCTAAAGATCCATCAAAGGTAAATGTTTTTGTAAGAAAAGTTCCTTGAACTATCTCAATATTATTAAAAACTGATCTTCTTGCACTTATAGTGTTTAAGTTTCGTTCGAAATCAATATTTTCCGTAGTTCTTTGTACATTCTCTAATATTGAAAATACTTCAGAAGTATTACTTGCATTCCCAACAAAACATAAACCTCTCTTCAGATTTATCGTTGCTGTTTGCGTATCCTCAACATCCACTGTAAAGCTCACAGTTGCTCTTGCAGCAGTCCTAGATCGAGGTAGGTATCCAATGTTCCTTGCAAGAGATACAACGTTCTCACGGACGGTTGCAGAGTCCAAGAAGGACTCATTCACAACCATGTTTGAGTTGAATGCAGTTATATACGTATTATATGCAAGGGTATCGATTAATATGGAAAAATTAGATCCATCAAAATCAAATCCCGAAAAATCGGAATTTGAACGAAGATAGTCTTTAATCGATTCTCTTATCTGGTCAAAATCCAGATTTGTAAACTTTGTAAAAGGCATATTATCTTGTTGCCTCTAATAGGAATGAATATTCTTGTGTTGGAAACTCTTGTCCTACAATGTCAAAGATGACTTTAACATCAAAAGCATTAAGTTGTGGAAGAGGAGTTACTTCTATTGCTAAATTATCGACTCTTGGTTCAAAATTTTCAATAGAAGTCTCAATTTGATCACTAATTACTGATGCAGTACCAAAATCAATAAAATCAAACAGACTTCCTCTTACATCGGATCCAAATAACGAGTTAAAAAACTTTTCAGTGGGTATTGTTAAGACAATATTTCTCACAGATCTACGAATGGCTGCTTCGTTTTTGAGAACAGGTAGATCTTTAGTGATAGGATGTGGTTCAAAAGACAAACTAATGTCCTTAAATGATCTAGAAACCCTCTGAATTGCCATTTTAACTAGAGTTTTCTGATTTTATTTATGGCCTATTCGTTAAGATTCTTTTGTTCTGGTTTAAGATCGTCATGCATAATCTCTTGAAGAACTCTTTCTTCAGGATCTGCCGTTTTTTTAGGTAATGACCAATAGTCAGATGTCAAACTTGCTGTTCCCCACATTTCTTTCATGTAATTCTTGTCTCTATCTATTGGTGAATTGCCCATTTTTCTCCTATTTTTTATATTTATTGTAAATCAATTGGTCGTCCATCTTGAGATTTATACATATCTTCAATATTTTCTTCCTTTTCGGTATTATTTTCACGTTCTTTTGCGGTTTTCCAAAAATATTCGTCCTCACGACCCATTCCAAGTCGATCATTTCCGTTTTCAACTTGATAATATTGAGTCGAAACCTTGAAATCGGGCATTTTAGGATCAACAGGGGTTAGACTGTTGTCAAAAATGCGTAATCTGTTGTTTGGATACAGTGCATACTGCCCATTTTCAAGTTCAATGAGATTATGAGACTTGTGTTCGGCAGGATTTTCACTCGTTGCCCAGTCAACATAGTCCGGATCATGATGATAGTTATCAATAGTACAGATATAAGTGCCTTTTACGGTGCCGTGATCCCTTGTATAACACTCAAAGTCCATTGAACCAATAAATTTCTTATCCACTGAAACGACCCCATAGTCCATGCAATTCCAGAACTGGAGGTTTGGTAGACTCATATCAGGTGAAGGGGTCTCAGGATCCGATACAAAGGCACTGATAGGCAATTTATCATACATTGCCGCATACTCTGGTAAATAAGTCTCAAAATAAAAAGCACGTCCAGGAATCGATTTAACCGAAACCCAGACGCCCTTTACAAATTCACCATGTCCACT